ATAACTCATGACTTTTCTCCTTATTTAATTTCTCATCCACAGCATCTTTTATAAATTGCAACACTTCTTCATCAAACCGGAATAACTCGTCAGGGCCACCATTTTCACAAAAGCAGTCAGAGGCTACTGTATGATTGAATATGTGTTCACCTACTTTGTCAGCTAATTCACATAATGCTTCTATTACTTCTGACTTATCCATCTCAACCCTCCAAATACTTATCGTCTAGCACAAACACAGTCACATCAATCTGATACCATGAAGACAGACAATGCAGCATCTCTTTGACAATCTCCCAATCACCACCTGCCAGTCCACATCCAATCAGAGGAACGCCCAGCGCTTTAATATTCTTATTCCACATATCTTCAAATGCAAGTTCTAGGGCGCTTTCTAATGCGTTGTAATCGGTATTACGTCTTCCATCGATCTTAAATTTATTCCAGTGAAACTGTCCATAGATATTGTAGACTAGTGGCTTTGTCTTATCTGTTGTCACAGAGAATTTACCTAGTTTGTAAGGACAGCCCTTCTCTGTCTCTTTATCTACCTTTGAGATTTCTGGATTAGCTTCTACTAACAAGGGAGCAAGACCTCTTCCCATAGTGCAAAAGCAATTAGCTTGGTGTGCATATGCTTGAAGTTCTTTGTTTATCATACTCTCAATCATACAACCTTTGACAATCTTAATGCTCATTATTTTCTCCTTTCTTATTTAAATTAGAATCTTCTAACAACTTTTCTACCTTCCAAATAGGTATGTTGTGTTTGTCTGCCATGATCTCAATACGGAGGTTATCTGCAACACTTCTACGCTCTTTAAATACGTAAGGAGATGCATACTCGTGCTCTCTCATTTTCATTTAATACTCCTCATGATACCTAATGCACTTTTATAACCCTTGAGCAACCCATATAACTCGCACTTCTCCTTAGATGTACCATACTCTTCTCTAATGTATCTATCAAGCATAGCTTTGTAGTAGCCTTCAACTATCTCAATAGCAGAAACCTTATCCATTTAATAGGCCCTCCTCAATCATATCTTCGATATCTTGTAATGCAGAAAGTCTACCATCAGCATAGCCTTTTGACCAACCGCCATGAAATGTGTGGTCTTTACTATTATACTCTTTGTATTTCTCAACCTCTGATTCTGATCTTTGTATCTTCCTGTTAAGGATTTTCTGTGCTTTGGTTAAATTTATCAAAACAATCTCCTTTCAATTTCTCATTAACCGCATCTGTTATAAATTCTAAAACTTCCTCACCAAATTGAAAGCTACCTTGAGTAATGTTATTATCTCCACAAAAGCAATCATGTGGGATTTGATGTTTAAACTTAACCATCCCAACATTGGATGATAATTCACAGAAACGTTGTATTACTTCTAACTTGTCTAAATTCATACTAAATCCTCCTCAAGTTAATTGATATTGACTTATGGATCAGATATTAGCACCTTGAATCCATAAGTCAACTATTATTTACTACTCCATTGGATTACCTTGTGAATCACATTCACGGAAATGAAGTCCTCGTGCAAATGTAGGAACAACCCTCATCCTACTCTGGAAACTCTAATATAGGATATTCAGAGTATATCTTCCTAATCTTTTCTGAGATCACTCCTAGGCCATAATATTCTTCTGCCAACCCTTTAAGCACTCTCCTCTTTTCCTCCTTATAGGCTGAAAATGCATCCTCTACTGTAGCAAAGCACCCTAAATATCCTTGAGGGTATTCAGTTGATCCTCTGCAATAGGCTGCAAACTTCTTGCAAGAACTGCTCACACCTGTTGGATATTTCCCTCTTTTAGAACTATTAGTGACCAAAGCAGCATTCATTCTCTGAGGAATCATGCAACAGTATTCTGGACAGTAGACTTTGTTGTTATGTTTTAATATATCTTTATCAACATTAAATTTAATATTACTACTTTTTGGTAAATTTTCGTAATACCATTTAGAATATTTTTGAAAATTTAGCCAATCTTTGCAGACAACAACCCCTCTTCCACCATACCTACTATATCTGTTGCTCTTTTCATTGTAACATCGGCCTAACATCCATTTCCAAGAGTTATAGCTTTCCTTGTGCAGCTTTTGATGGTACTCTCCCTCTCCTAAGTAACCTTTGCCCCAATATCTTGGATAGTACTTATCAGCTACATTGCCCCTCCTTGCAGTAGAGGAATTTGTCACTAAACAAAAGCCTGTTTTTAAGAACTTAATTGTGACTTGACTAGAATTAACGTACTTTGCAACCTCAAAAGTTCCATAATTATTACTCTCCAACACCAACCCTTCTTTTAATACTCCAGCATACTTTACTAACCTGCTCATCTTTGTACTCCACCTGATTTGTTCACACAGTATAATGTTTTCTTTTCCATCACAATTCACACTCCTTCTTAAAATGATCAGGTTTAGCTTTCTTCATACAAGTTTTTAAGTAAGACTCTTGATATGCTGCATCAATCTCGCTCTCAGGCAATCCATATTTAGCAATTGATGCCTTAGCTTTAGCTTTAGTTGGATAAGTCTTGGCCTCTTTAAAATACTCATCACCTGTTTCCTCTGACACACATTTTTCCTGCACTAGGTAATATCCATTTCTATATTTAAACAGAAAATCATTCATAGTTTTCATAATTAAACCTCCTCTGGTCGTGTTGCAATAACATCTACGCTACTTAGTCCATCGAATCGACTAGTACTATGGAATGTGAACTTGTTAGAAAAGTCGACATACTCGTAGGATTGAGAATCACACCATATAAGTTCCCTGCCACCCTCATCCTTGTCTTTAGCTAGGAACATTGCCCACTCAGGTGCATCTTCCCATTTTAGCCCATCAGGAAGCTCTTCTTCTCGACCAGAATCAACGTTCTCTTCTTCAGAGGGTGATTGTACCATTAAACCATTTAAACGTCTTAGGGCTGTGCTGTGTGCGTTTAAAAGCTCATCATTACGCTTAGTTTCCTGCTTCAACCACTCAGCATAGTCTTGAGCCATTGTGATTTGCAATTCTAGTGATGCGTATAATTCATTTTTCATGTTGCTATTCTTTTCCTCTTTTACTTCCGTTCTGAGATCTACAAAGCCAGTTAGACTCTCATAGTCAAATTTACTATTATGGTAGGCAACCACCCACTCTGGACATGACTTTCTGGCACGATATATTCTTCCATTTATATGTTTGTAATACATATGCCCTACTCTAAACTCAGCACCTTCTTCTACTATCATCTGTTCTTCAGTCTGTGGATTCTTTAACATTATTCTTCTCCTTTCATAGTGATAAATATTTTGTATGGAGGTTGATCATTTTCTCCACATCGATTAAATGTTAACACAATAGGCTCTCCCATTACATTATTCTTTTCCAGAATCTCATGGGAAAGAGGATCAACGGGCCCATAAGATCCCTGCATCACTTCTCTGAAAAAGTAATCCCTATCTATATAAAGGTTGACTATGAAGTCTTTATAATCACCTCTACGGTTTAGGTTTAAAGCATTTATTGCCAATTCTCCGTGAGTCATTCTTCTTTCTATACGGTCCTTATAAATATCAAAACGGTAAAGAGTGTCTATTGCAATATCGAGCTGCCTGTATATATCATCAATTAGTTGTTTTAATGCTGTGCTTATCATTTTGTTCTCCTTCTTAAATTAAAGTCCTGCGTCCAAGTCTACATCTAATCTTTTCTAAAAACTCTACCATACCTTCCGTATAGTATCTGTCCTCGTGATCTTGTTCTTGAGTTATTTCAAAATTACAACAAGCGGCAGATGCTGCTCTTTGGATTGTTTCTAAATCTAAACCTATAAAACCAATTCTTAAGTATTCCGAAGCCCTAGAGTACCCTAAACACACATCAAATGCAACTCTTTGAGGATCTCTTGATCGAAGATCTTCATATGACATATCAAGTCTTCCTGATGAGATAAGTGATTCACAGAATTCTTTTGCAAATTCCCACTTAGTGTCTGACCAGTATCTCCATAGCTTAGATTGTAAAGCTTCTGCCATTAGATATTTAGTATAAGTCTTCAAAACCATAGAATGTATTTGCGCCATCACAAATCTATCTTGTTTGTCTTCAAGAAGTGGCACTTGAGTGTCATCCCAATACTTAGCATCTCCTCTAAGAAGTCACTAGGAGATACACTTGGAAGTTTTGTAGATAAATATAAGGCCTCTTCAGCGGATTCAATTTTTATATCCTTGAACACTTTCATCTCTTCTTTTATTCTGATTAGACTTTCGCATTTGTGGTAATCAAAGTCTTTAAACATATTGTTCTCCTCTCGCCTCTGATAGCAGAGTTTCCAATCACCTTTTGTAAACTTAGCTGTCATTATCTCTACTCCTAGTTTTTAGCCGATTTATTTTATCAAAGATTTAAACATTCCTACTAGATCTTCTTCACAGCAACTCTTCTGGTATTTGAATCCACATTCAGAGCAAGAAATTTCCGACAAACCTAATTCCGAACAACTGTCAATACTCAGTGTTGGAAAGTCGTTAACTTTACAATCAGGACAAACACCCAACCACAAGTTTCCTCTACTGTAGGATAGTGATCTTCCTTATCAATAAATAAATCACAATCTTTATGGTGTGACATCGGTACACTTGGCGCCAATGTTCCACAGATAGAGCAGAATGAACTACCCTCTATACAATTACCTGCCAGCCTTGTCCTTGGACATAATTTAGAAAACTCCTCTTGTGTGTAGGGAGGGGGTTTACCAAACACCTCCAGCATACTCCACTCCTGTGAACCATCTGTCTTCATATTAGGTATGTACCCTAAGTGGTTTTTATATTTATTCTCAATCCAATTCATATTGTTCTCCTCTTTAATTTCAATACCTACATCTTAGTTACCTGTGGATCATTTGTCAACAACTATTTCCACATTAAACCAAAAAGCCCTAGAAGCTCTTGGGAAGCATTCTAAGGCGTTTTCTCACTTTCAGGGTACAATGTATCATGTGCAATACGTTTAAGCGTTTCTGCGTGACGTGCAGAGCTCTCAGCTATATTCTTGAGAGCTGCTTCAAGCTTGTCTATGTATTCTTGTATTTCATGACGCTCTCCGAACTGATTACAACATTTGATTGAAATATCCATCATTAATCTTTTAATAAAACTCTTAAAGCGTCTTCTACTTTAGTATCTACGTCTGACTGTAAAATATATGTAACTTCTGATAAAGTATCTTCTAGTTTTTCCATTTTCTCCTTCCTTTTTAAATTGAATGATTGCATGTCTTTTTGAATTCTGGCTTGTCTCTGTGAATCCATAATCTGTCCCCCCCTCTGTAATGGGCAGTTATTCAAGCATTACCTGCCTATTGGTTATTTTGTAGGTAATTATACACATGTGGAAGGATTTCAGCCTCTGCTGAACTATGCACTCCTTCATTTATTTTAAAAGCGACATCATTTATTAGACTCTGACGATTGTAACCCTTTTCATCATAGCAACGTTGAATAAACTCTTTAATCTTTGATTCTGGTATTTGCATTATAACTTCTCCTATTATCTTTTACTAATTTCTAAATGATTAAGTATCTTCATTGCCAGTTCATATCCTTGAAAGTTTGTCATTTGTACAGCTGCTGAAACGTCTTCTTCATCATGGGTTATTTGAGAAACTTCTATCATAAACTGTTCAGACATTCCACTTGAGAGTTCAACTGACCCTCCATCTTTGGTAATTATCTTCACTATAAATTCCCCTCTAATCTCTCAGCCAAGTATAAGCATAGCTCTCTTCGTTTCTTTCCATATTCTCCTGCCCACTCATTTGTAACACAAAGGTACGCATCCATAGGATCACTTACCAGAGTCTCTGGAGTTGGCGGAACAGGGAACAACTCATCACCTGAAAAGTCAGGCCACTGAGTCATCAAGTACATTAGCTGATCCTTAAAGGGTGTTGGTGCATTAAAGCTTGTCATTCTCCAGATATTATGACAAATACCTTCGCCTTTTGTAACCAGCATACCTTGTCCATAGTGCCAACCTTTCAGCAAATATATACACTCTGCCACTAGTTGTCTGTAATCGTCTTTAGATAGTCCGTGAGTTTGCATATGTTTCTCCTGTTTAGAGTTTCTGTGAATAACGTTTACCATCTCTTATTAACTAACCTACCACCTTGATATTGAGAAGGATGTAACCCTCCTTCAGTCCATCACTCTCCTTCAAGATATGATTAATCTTGACAGGTGTTGATCTTACAGTATAACCTTCTTCAAACTCTTTAAGATAAAGAAAGTCGTTTACTTTGTAATCCCTGTCATATTTTCTAATTTGAAAAGACATCTTCTTAGACAGTACATCTTCAAAGTTGTCAGGAAGTATCTTTACACAATGCACTGTTTCAGTCAAGTGATAAATCTCCATAATCTTCTGCACCTACAAACTCTGCAGCTTCAGAACCTCCCATGCACTTACCATCTTCATAGATCTGGGGGACAGTGTTGTGTACTTGCTTAAAAAGTGCAAGAGCATTAATATCTTCTCGGACATCTACAAATTTAAAGTCAACACCACGGTCTACTAATGTATTTTTGGCAATGTCGCAATACTTACATCCTACTGTAAAACCATATACTGTAATTTCACTCATAATCTGCTCCACTTCTCCATAATTCCTCTTGTAACCTCTCTTCCAAAGATTCTACCTGTTCAATTAATTCAATAATTCTCTCTATGTCTGATAACGATCGTGTACCATTTTCTAACGGCTCTGAATCATCCCACTGACTACCATTGTGAAAATAATAATCAAATTCACTGATAACTTTCCAGTATGTATTAATGTCATCTAAATGTGTCGCACCCTCTGGAGCATTATCAATTATCGCCTTTAACTCTTCTAATGATTCACTGCTCATCGAATTCTCCCTCCAAATACTTATAATGTTCTAAACCATCTGCCCAACCTTCTCGGTAACGTGGGCAGATCAACTCACCAGTACCATGAAGTGCATGATAAGCAGCTTTATATCCAACCTCCTCACCTCCCTTATGCTGCTGTATCATATCCATACAATCCATAAGTCCTTGCTTCCAAGGCCATCCTATACTTTCCATGTCAGTCCTCTGATACATATTTTAAGAAAATATAAACTCCAGAGAGGGGGACAAATGTTATACCTAGCACACATAGTTTTATAATAGCGTGACTACGTGTGTATTCATACACCACCTGATCAACCAATGTCCGTCCATAGTCTTTTGAATCCTTCTTAAACATCAAAACAATACAGGCTATATTTAGTGCAACAAATGACAAATAAACCCCAATCATACTGTAGTTACCTCTTTAGTATAAATCAGCCAAGGCCAGTCTAATAGCGTCATTAATCGGAACTTCTTGCCCACACCATAATTAAGGTATTCAAGATTTGCACCATACAGTATGTATGCAATGCTTACTGAAATTAATATATTAATCATTATTTAATCTCCTTGTATCGCTTCACATCAGTGTGGTTTTCAAGAATGTTAGAAAGATATCCCACAACAACTTTCTCCTTTCCATTGTACTTTAGAAGCTTCCAACGTGCAAATCGGTTGGTGTCATTTTTAGATCGACTTGGCTTTTTAAATACGTATCGAGAATCTTCTATATCTTGCTCTTCCAGTCCTTTTTCAACCACTTGCTCATCTGGCTCTTTGGAAACATACTTGATGATAAAGATAGCAAGCACAATCATCAGAATTGCCACGTATACAGGTAAATATTGCATCACCATTTCACAGTTAATTTGGCTCATAAGCCCTCCTTTGTTTTATTACGAAAAATAGGTAGACAGACATAATTATCTGGCTACCAATTGATTATTACCTAACAGGACTTATTTGTCAACAATTATTTTTCAATTTCTTTATTATTGTCACTGAAGTCATAAATAAGTACATTACTAGCACGATCTTTAATAATCGTTTTTAAGATAGCTTCATTGTATTCAGAGCATAGTGCCACAACTTTAGACTCATTGCAAATCTTTGTTAGTTTTTCTGAGTTACTGTCCAAATCAGACATCCCTACAAAGCTAATCACAGCACCTGTATGGGTTTCTACTTCATTTGTAATAGGATTGTACTCTACATGGTTCATACGTCCTTTCAGCAAGCCACGGTCACGCTGTACGTGGTGCAGAGCTGGCAGTATCTTCTCACCAAAGAATTCACCATAACCTACTACTGTAATCACAGCTCCTGTACCGTGGCATAGGCAATAGTCATAGATATAATCCAGTGCTTTGTAAGGATTAAACTTTTGACCTTTATACTCTTTCTCTACATTACCTATTTTAGTTGTTTTTGTCATCTTATCTCCTGTTAATATAGTTGAACCACTTTGAAGTGGTTATGTCTTACATTTGAGTCTTCTAGTCTTTCAATCAAATCATCTGTTATTGTTATTAGGTCTAGACCTGATTCTAGAAGACCATTTTCTGATAAAGCTGTTAGAAGCAGTTGTGTATCTTCTGGCTTAGAGCTTCCGTAGTGTGAATGCTGACTATACTCAAAGCTTGTTTGGTCATATTTCAGATAACCATAGATAACCACGGATACTATCCTTGATAAAAGTTGTCTACGAGTAGTGAACATTTTCACACTCTCTGAGCACTCTGAAATTATATCTCCAATAAACACCTTAGCCTTGTGATCTACTGGTTGTATTGACCAATCCAGATCAATCAACATCTTCTCTGCTGATAACACTTGCCTACCACCACTCATGTTCATGAAGTCTGGATTACGGACTGCATCAAACTTCTTAATATACTTCTGTTCTACTTCACAAATCTCTGACATAGAGCCCGTCACTGTGTCTAGAATCGATTTAGTAAAATAGCCCCTGCCTAGTCTATTGATATGCCATTTAACCACCGTAGAAGAGCTCATATAAGCAGGATCTAGCTTAGTGTCAAGCCCTACATACTTTGAATCTGAATAATCAGGGTGTGTACATTCTATTAAGTATACCTGAGCAGTATAATATCCACTCATGAGTCACCTATCTTATTACGTTGTTTGTACTCTTCAACACGTAATCTTCGATACTCTTTCCTAATCTCTCTTGTATTCCTTGTCATGTATATTTTGACCTGAGGAACTGCTGATACACCTTTCTTTTGTATTCTAGCAATTCTCCATCCCTTATATGTCCACATATTGGAATAAGCAGGTGGTGTCCGTCCTTCGTAACTCATTATCAACTTGTTCATGTTAGCTCTGTCTATATTGATATGCTTTTGAACCTGATACGCAGTTCCTACAACCACCCTGCTTGACTCTTGAGGATATGGTTCACCTCTTTTCCAGTCTTTATACATGGTAATCTTCCAATCGTTCCACATTTCTCGCTTCTGTTCTCGCAGAGCTTCTTCGTTAATTGGAGGTGGAGGCTTAGGTGGTTGATAATACTTAGCTATATCTTCTTCTGACTTGATAGGAAAGTAGCCAAGATACCCATTACGCTTGCCATTCCAAGCTAGATAGAGGTTTCTACGATTGCCACCTATCTGTACAGCTATCTCAGCCATAGTGCCCCACAGGACATGAGGCTTAGGCTTAGTATGCTTTATGAATCCGAAGTGGGAACGAGGTTTCTCTCTCATACCTTCCTCCTGCTAAAATAAAGCTTTGTAGCCTTTCATGCAAGACTCTGCTAAGTCATCCACTGCTGCCTGATACATTTTAAATGTTTGAATACCATCTAATCGGGGATCATTCTTCACACCTTTCAAGTATTGTTCAATTGGCTCTTTATTAGCTCGCATAATTGCCCAGCCAGCATCCTGACCTAGATCTGCAAGGACTGCTTTACGTGTCTGTTTTACAATTGTCTTAAGTGTTGACTTATCAGGTGCTTTGCCTGTGCCAACGATAACTGATGCAATGCCATATAGTGATGCTGCTTGCTGGGTTTTTACTGATACTGCTAATTCTTGTTCTGACATTATTTCTCCTTATTATTCTTAACTAAATTCCAGCCCCTTAAGAAGCTGGATATTTTCTTATCCGACCATCCACTCCGTTTTAATCTTCTGCGGATTGTATCATCTGAAACGTCTTTTGTGAACTTATGATCCATTACTATTCCTGTTTGAAACAAACATCTCAAACTTACTACCTGTCCGTTCCTTATCTGCACCTACAACATAGTTCACAGGTACGTCTTTAATATCCCATTTATTATAAGTCTCCTTGACATACTTACAAGATGTGTTTGTCATTAAGAATGGTACACCTGCTGCATTGAGGTTGTCAAGATAGCTTACTAATCGTTCTGTGAACTTACTATCTATTTTGGTAGGTGTGTATTCTTGAAAAACCTTCTTGCCATTATCACCTTCTTCATATGGAGGATCAATAAAAACAAATGCCTCATTTCCTGAGTCGATTATTGATTCTAATTGACTCATGTCATCAAACTCTTGACAGAAAATGCCTTTACACCATATATTCAGATGAATACTAGCATCTTTGAACATTTGTTCAATATTATCAGGATACTTGCGATTGTCACCACCATAAGGTGTGTTGCAATAACCTTTCTGATTTACACGATATAGTCCATTGAAACCATAGTAGACAATATAAAGGTAACGAGCAGCTCTGAGGATTCGTGGGTATGGCTGAGACGTGTTAAAACCTACTGACCTATCCCATTGCCTTGCTTCTAGATAAAACTCCTTAGAATGGCTCTGAGAGAGCTTTACGGCCTCTGTATACAATTTATAAGGATTGTCTCGCAACTCTTTCATGAAGTTAATAAGCTCTGGACTCATATCTGACAAGTAGAAAGGTTTATCTTGTGAGAAAGACAGTGCTGCACTCCCACAGAAGGGTTCTATGATTACATCTGTAGTCTCTGGAATATATGGAACAATGTGTTCAAGTAGTTTACCCTTCCCACCTACATATTTTAGAGGTGATTTACAAGGCATGGAATGTTTGCTCCAAATATTCTCTGTCATACTGCATCGAACGTATATCTAGGAGTATTTGCCTCACAAATGGCTCAATTGTATTTCCATCATTTTTCAAGTCAATGAAGTTCACGCCTTCTGGACAATCTTCTGGTTGTAGATAATCTCGACTATCATTGCCAAACCCAGAACCATGACGGTTAAATCGGACTACATAGATACTTTCTGCACCATACTTATCTGCAATTGGAAACACTTCATCAGGAAAGCCTGAGTCACTAAATACAGAGCCTTTTTCAATATCTACTTGATTAGCTGCTGCCTTTCCAAAGAATAGTTTACCAAACTTGGGTTTACAAACATCTTCTGAAATCCAAATCATCATCTCTCGTGGAGATAGTCCGAAGAACTCAGGTTGAGGTTGCTCTTTCTTGTCACGGTCATTGTATATAGTGAAGAAATCTTCGTGAGATAACCCTGTAATACCTTTGGCTACACTGAACAATGTGCTTTTAAATTCACAATGCTTTGCACCTGTTAGCTCTTTTATCCAAGTTGCTGCTAGGTCTTTACCTGAATCAGGTGGACTGTTTAGTAAGATTATCTTGCCTTTTAAATCGTTAAACATTTGCACTCTTCCTTTTTTAATTATAACTACTCGATAATTGCCAAGGTGTTTCCCAGCTATTCTTTGAGGCGGTTTGCAAGATCTTTAGAACAGTCGTTGTGTATGTGCCGTCTTCATTCAAAATATCTCCATCAGAGTATCTAGCGTCAGATACAATCTTTTTGTGGATAAAATCCTCATAGTCTACCATTTCTACTGGGAAGTCCTCTATATCCTCACATTCTGATAAGAAATTGTTATATAATTCTTCACTTCCTTTGGAAAAGAAGATTTCAGTATCCTCTCCATATGTGTAAAACATCTTGCCAGTTATATATTCTTTAAAATTATCCATTAATCTTCTCCTTTATCCAATTGTTATAAATACCAAGGCACCAAGAATATGTGTATAGTAATGTTAATAAGAACATTCCATACTGTTCTGCCTGTAGTGTTGAGTACCACCAAAAAGGCTGGCCTATTGCACCAAATAGACATGCGAATTTTTTAAGCTTCTCATTATTCTGCTGAGAAAGGTAAACTGCAACACCACCTGTACAAAGGATGAGAACCTGTGAGAGTATTTCAGCCATCAATCTGCTCCTTTAAATATTACTCGAATACCATAATCATCACATCGTTGCTTTGCTTGTCCTTCTTCTAAATCAATATGCCACTCAATGATGTTATTATAAATCAATACTGCATTGTAACACTCTTGAGCTGTGTCACAAGTTACACCACCTTCTACTATAATATCATTACATGTGAACTCAATCTCGTCGAACATATTCTTGCTGATATTAAATATAAATTCTTTCTTCATCCGTTTCTCCTATCTAATTAAAACACTTAACAAGAGGGTCTCTGCTGGAAACCCCCTTAGTAATGATCTAGAACGTTGTAGGCTGAGCCACAGAACGCACAGCAGCCATAATGCCTTGCTGTAGATGTGTCTCCGCAATACTTACCCATCGTTGATCAAGCCCTGCGTTATCACGTAAGTCCTCAATCAGTAACCCTAGTCGAACACCTTCAGCTTTAATAGTATTCATTGCATCAATCTCTGATTGTGATAAATTCCGATAGCCTTTAATTAATTTGTGCTGATTTTCCATGTATTACTCCTTATCTGATTCTTTAATAAAATCCCCATGTTCATTCATGTGGCCTTTACGATCTTTAATATCATTCCAAGCTTGCTCACAGCACTCTTCTAATGATAACCCCGACATGTGTGCTAAGTTATTAAGAACCACTAAGCAATCACCTATGTCATCCTTTACACAACGTCCTTTAGCTAGATTATCTGCCAGTTCACCTGCTTCTGAGAAGAATTTTAAAGCTTGAGCTAAGATGTTGCCATTTTGGATAATCTTACGATCATTTGACCAACTTGTAAAGTTATTAAAATGTTTATTCAAATCTGCCATTGTTACTCCTTTATAAATCGAAATCATCAAACTCACCATCATCAACTGATGAATCTATTTGTCCTACTAGATAAGAACTTATTTCCGTCTCCTGCGGAGCCACTTGCACATTATCAGATACTAGCCAAGAATTTATCCAAGGGATTGGGTTTGACTTTGTATCAAAAACAGGTTTTAAACCTACTGCTGACATTCTTATATTTGTAATATATTCCACGTACTGAGAGAGAATGTGTTTGTTAAGTCCAATCATAGAACCATCTTTGAACAAGTATTCTGCCCATTCTTTTTCTTGATTAGCAGCCTCCATAAACATTTCAGAACATTCTTCTTTACAATCTTCTGATATAAGTCTCATCTCTGGATCATCAATACCTTTTTGCATGATACTCAGGATATGTTGAGTACCTGAAAGGTGAAGAGCTTCATCACGGGCGATAAGCTTAATGATCTTCGCATTGCCCTCCATAAGTTCACGCTCTGCAAATGCGAACGAACATGCGAAACTGACATAGAACCTAACAGCCTCTAAGATATTTACAGACATCATAGATAAATACAATGATTTCTTGATTTCATACAAATCTAAAGAACCTTTGTCTAAACTATATTGGTTCACTAATTTTATAAGATCGTCATAGTACTTTGTAACAGATTCAGCACGTTTACTAATAAATGAGTTAGTAACAATATCATCAAATATTAAGCTAGGATCTTTTACAATATTACGGATAATATGTGTATATGACCTAGAATGCACCGTTTCCGAAAACGCCCAAGTCTCTATCCAAGTCTCCAGCTCTGGGACTGAAACCAGTGGGAGAAATGCAACGTTAGGTGATCTTCCTTGTATACTATCCAGTAGTGTCTGATATTTAAGATTACTCAAGAAAATATGTTTTTCATGCTCTGGTAATCCGTTGAAGTCGTGCCTGTCTTTAGAAACATCTATCTCTTCTGGTCTCCAGAAGAAAGACAATTGCTTTTCAATAAGCTTTTCAAAAATAGGATAACGTTGCTGATCGTATCTTGATACGTTCACACCTTCACCAAAGAACATAGGCTCTTTGGTTGCATCGAAGGATTTTTTATTAAATGTTGAATATGTCAAATCTTACATGCTCCTCCTTCACAAGACTCATCCTCTACAGGAATGTCCACTTGGGCATCATTGCTACCATCTCGTGTATTGTGATAATAAAGTGTTTTAATACCTAGCTTATAAGCTGTGAGTATATCCTTTAATAAAATCTTCATAGGAACTTTGTCACCTGAAAACTTACTAGGATCATAATTTGTATTAGCTGAGATAGTCTGGTCTACAAACTTTTGCATGATAGCAACGAGTTCTAGATACCCTTTGTTGTCTGGGATGTCCCACAATAATTCATAGCTGTCTTTCAAGATATCAAGATTAGGTACTACTTGTTTGAGGATACCTTCCTTGCTTTGTTTGACGCTGATATAACCTCGTGGAGGTTCAATACCGTTGGTTGCATTAGAAACTTGGCTTGATGTTTCCGAAGGCATCAATGCAGAGAGTGTGGAGTTGCGTAATCCATGTTCTACAATAGACTTTCGTAAACTCTCCCAGTCTTCTTTTAATTCATTCTCTACAATGTTATCTACAGATGGCTTGTAACGGTCGATTGGTAGAATGCCTTGTGAGTAAGTTGTTTCATTGAATAACGGACAAGCGCCTTTCTCTTTAGCTAAATTATTAGATGCAACTAGAAGGTTATACTGGGACTTCTCCATCAACTGATGAGTAAGTTTGTTAGCTGAACCATCTGAATACTTAACACCATTCTTAGCTAAGTAGTTTGCATAATTGATCAAACCCACACCCAATGTCCTACGGTTCATGCTTGAATTCTCTGCCGCAAGTAATGGGTAGTCTTGATAATCGAGTAAACTATCTAATGCACGTACAATTAAGTCAGACAACATAGGTAACTCGTCTAGTGTTATTTCTCCCAGATTAAATGCAGACAATGTACACAATGCCACCTCTCCATCTGGGTCTTGGATGTACTTAAGAGGTTTGGTCGGAAGACTAACTTCAACGCAAAGATTGGATTGCCTGATTGGGGCTTTCTTGCTATCAAAAGGACTATTAGTATTACAGTGATCCACATTTTGCAAGTATATTCTTCCTGTACCTGCACGTTCTTGGGCAAAGGATGAAAATAGGTCAACAGCTTTTACAACCTTTTTACGAATATCTGGGTTATTCTCTGCTTCAGTGTATAGTTTCTCAAATAGATCCTGATCTTCAAAGAAAGAATCATAGAGACCTTCTACATCACTTGGGCTAAACAATGTTATGTTTCCACCCTTGATAAGCCGCTCATACATCACTTTGTTGAATTGTACAGCATAATCAAGGTGACGTACTCGATTGTCTTCTACTCCACGGTTATTTTTAAGTACCAAAAGGTTTTCGACCTCTAGATGCCAAAGAGGGTAGAACAGTGTCGCAGCACACCTCTTACACCACCTTGTGAGCAACTCTTCACTGCTGTCTGGAAGTGTTTGTAGAAAGGAATACAGCCTGTGTGTTTAGCTTCTCCATTACGTATAGAGCTTCCCTCTGCACGAACACGTCCTGCATTGATACCAATACCTGCTCTTTGAGATACATATTTGATAATAGCACCTGATGCAGCACTTATACTATCTAGGCTGTCTCCTGACTCGATTAGGACACAAGAACTGAACTGGCGGGTAGGTGTCCTAACACCAGCCATAATAGGTGTTGGTAGTGATATCTTAAACAAGGATGTAGCATCATAGAACTTTTTAATATAGCTCATACGCGTACTTTTAGGGTACTTGCTGAACAAGCAAGCAGCTACAAGCATATATAACATCTGAGGTGTCTCATACACTACATCTGTCGCTCTGTTCTGGACAAGATATTTACCTTCTAGTTGCTTTAACCCTGCATAGGAGAACTTAAGATCTCGTGAGTGATAAATATAGTCATCTAACTGTCCTAGCTCTTTTTTGCTAAAGTCTTCTAGGATATGTTTATCATACATACCTTTATTTGTCAGATTCTCAACATGACGCGAAAGACTTATAGGCTCGAATCTACCATATACCTCTTTACGGAGTTGGAACATAAGTAATCTAGCAGACATGTACTGGTAATCTGGTTCATCAACTGATATCAAATCCGCTGCCGTTTTAACCAGTGTATCATGAATGGTTTGTGTAGTTATTCCATCATAAAACTGGATATGGGATTTCATCTCAACCTGAGAAACAGATACATCTAATCCTTCTGCTGCCCATTCAAGTACTTTATGTACTGTATCTAAATCGCAATCCTCTAAATCACCATTACGTTTTGTAACTTTAATCATTCACACTTATCTCCTATTATTGTTTTATTTATTATTCGTCATCATCTTTTGGACGTTCATACTTGTGCTTGAAGAACTTCTCCAAAGCGTACATCCCTATGAAAAATCCGTCAGGTAGGTCAAAAATCCCACTCTCTATTGTTCTAGATGCAACCAGTCCATCGTGTGTATACCCGTCTGTAATCCAAGCATAAGGTGTATTATCTAGGGCGGCCTTCATATCTTTTTTAGTCATCACTTTCATCTTAGGTTTGCCTGATTTCAACCTTATAACTTCACCTGTCTTTTCACGCTCATACTGATCACCGTTAACAAGGAATGTCCTTGCTGTGTTCTTAGCTTGTGCAGGAGTTACTGATAATATGCTGTCATACGGCAACCCAAACTCTCTGTGGATGGTTACTTGCATTCCATAGTACAATGCCCCTAGTTGGAAGATTGAAGAGCTTGTAGAACCAAATGAGAGCCCCTCAAACACTATTGTATTAGGATTCCAATCTTCTAGCTTATCTAAGAACATCTCAGTTAGGTAATTAAGCTGTAGAGTGGGTGTCTCAAAATAAGCACCATACTGTTTCAGCTTATTCTTTTGAGCTGTGGAGTCTCCTGAATGAAATACTACTCGATCAGTAGGGATACCATTTACAAACTTAACAGCCGCAAAGTTGCCCAAGCTCTGGTCAACAGCTACCAGAACATGTTCATCACGATTGTCACGCTCTCGCTTTAACTTACGTCTTGTTCTGGCATCAATCATAATACCCACTCTGTATCGATTCTAAGAAGATTCTTTTCAATATACTCATCTTGAACATCTTTGATCCACTTCTCATTAGGTGGTGTCCATAAATGACTACCATCTTCACAAGGCTCTTTTTCAAGCATGTAAACTAATCGTGCAACCTCAATCATGTGTTCAATAGGTGAAATGGTTTGTATATCTGAACTGTCAATACCTTCTTTCAGTTCTTTAGAGACCGTACCATCTTCATTCTCAACATAGCACCACCAAGGGTAATAATGCTTATCTTTATATGCAGCATTGCTAATATAATAGTCTTTGAACTTCTTACGTAGTTTAGTGCGATTGCTCTTATTGTCATTACCATGCAAGCCTGTTTCAAGTGCTGCCTCAACTTTGCCATCAATAATAGGATCAAGTGACTTAATCATCTCACGATGGAATCCTTCATATGTTTCACGTAATGCAGCTTTGAATAACTCTTCCTCATTCTTACAATCTTTCAGAACTTCATAAGCTTTGGTATCACCACAGAAGTATACACTTGGAATGTTATCGCAGTTGTCTCCGATGATTAGCTGAGCATAGAACGCTTTAAGGCCATTGAATCGTAACTTCTTAGACTTACCTTTCTCTTGTAAGAACATGTGACCTAGTGGAAAGATTTCTTCAATACCTAAGTCTTCATCTGGATTAATGTATTTACCAGCTACCTGCTTCAAGTCCTTATCAATAGATGCTAATACAGTTGTTGTCAACTCCATAGCTTTCTTCTCTAAAGTCTCAGTATCAACCTTTTCACCTATATAAAACTCTTCAGCATCTTTCATGGCTTGAGCCCATGCCTTTCTATGCTCTATAGCAAGCTTGTCATCGGCTTCCATACCATAGCACATGATTGCATCAAGTTCTTCGAGTAAGTAGTTTCTAGCCTCACTGAGGAGCTTAGGTTTGCTATCTGAAGAACGATTACCTTTGTACTTTAAGATTGTAGCAATCTCTTCCGTAATACGGAAGTTACTCTTACTGTCTGTCAGATACAGCTCAACTGAACCTGCACCAACACGTTTAACAAGTTTATCAACTTGACGCTTAATGGTGTGCTTCATGTTCTTCTGGTCGTCTGTACGGACTTCAATCTCATAAGTAATGCTAGGGTTAGTTTCTAACATTGATTCAAACTGAGCCTTGTTCTCGAAGCCTAAGGCTGTATACAATTCAGTCTTTCCACCTACCACCTGATAGGTGGATTTATCATTGATCTTGATGTGATGTGTTGCTGATTCACAGGCTGATGCTGCTAGATATGCAATTGGATCTGCATCTACTAAGAGACGTAAACCACCTTCTACAAAGTCAAACCATTTATCAATATTTGCTTCATAATCTAAGTGTGCATTGTTTAATATAAATGCCATTCTTTTCCTCCTTTAAAAGTAAGTCCGTGAACCTCTCTTGTGATCCACGGACATCATTACAGATTAAAGGCTTGTAAGTTTAGCTTTCAATGCTGATAGGTATGCTTCATCTGAATCAGCACCTTCACTAATTGCATCTAAGTCTTCATCGGAGATGCCTTTCTCGATTAGCAAATCTTCAAGGGCTGCTTCATCTAAGTCTGCATATGGGTCAGCTTCTGCTTTTGGCTCAGCTTTCTTACGACGAGTACGTGTAGATTTCTCTGCTGGAGCTTCTTCAGCTTTTTCCTCTACAACCTCTTCTGCTTTCTCTTTCTTAGCTGGAGCTTTCTTAGCAGGTTTCTTTTCCTCTTTAGCAGGAGCACGATCACCTTCTAATTCTTCACCAGCAGTCTTAGACGATTTACCACCTGCTTCAATGTAGTCTTCAATTTCTTCAAGATTAGGGAACTGTTCAGGGTATAAAGATTTATCCACTGCACGTTTAAGCATCCATACTGGAACATCTTCAATAGTACCTACGTGAGCACCTGCATTTACAGAACAAGTGTAAAGGAAAGGCTTGCCTTCTGCTTCACCAATGCTGCTGCGGAACTTAACTGGAACACCTTTAACTTCTGCAATGTTCTGACGATCACCTTTCTTGTTATTCTTCAATACAAGCATCACAGGCTGACCCAGAGCTGCTGTAATATCTAAGCCATCTTGTGTTACACAATCTTGGTTAGCGGTCTTACACTGCTTGTACAGAGAAGACAGCTCATGTGATGAGAACTTGTCGAACTTAGTGAATAGGCGAGGAACTGTATACTCAGAGCCTTCTGCACCACGAGTCACTCGTGTCTCCTCTTCAACTAGCTCATATGTGATAAGACACTCTAGCTTTTCTGATACCTTGCTAGGATCATCAAAGTCTTCTTGCTGGTGCTTGCCTGTTTCTACAATGCCGATTAATTTTGCCTCATACTCTGCACCTGTATCTAAAAACGGGTCAGGGGTGTACTCAGTATTGCCTTTAGCGTTGTTTAAAATGAATGACATATAATGTTCTCCTTATTTGATTAATTTAAAATGTTTGATTGATTAGTATTTGTTTTCGTAAGTCTGGAAGCCAATAGAGATCAGCGGATCACCATTCTCATCAGTATCTGATGGCATCACCATAATTCCATCATAAGTACCTGTTTCATTTAACTCTCTTACGTAGCTTGACACCAGTAATATTAATGCTTCTGTGCATTCACACAGATCCAATAGTAACTCTGAGTTTACATTTACGTAGTAAAATCCTTTATCTGATTTAGACATAATTTATATTATCCTTCTATTTTGTTTAAAATGTTGGTGGCTCTTAGTGACAATCATACCAATTTTGACCTGAATCCCATTCAGCAAGCACAGGTATTGTAAATCCATACTTTAAACCTGCTTCAAGAAATGCCTGAGTTGAGATATCCGCTACCACTGTATGAGATATGGTTGCTGTCCCTTTTTCTAAATCTACTTTAGGACGAGACCATACATAGCCTTTTGTTCTGTACTCTCTCTTAGAGAATCTTGAAACAATATTTTCAGCTTTCGCTGTTGCTGCTTTTTTACCTTCTTTAGTTGTCAAATCATATTCAGAAAAATCTATATTAAATACCTTATCAGGATCATACAGATATTCAGGTACTCCCATTTGCAACTCATCCGTTACCTTCAACATGGTTCGTTATTCCATGCCCGATCTTTTAAGATCTGCCACCATTTCTGATGGGACGCGACTATATCACCATCTCTTAGAGATGCCCTATGTTTCGACTACACTTGTAATCTACTCTACTCAGTTCAGCTTATTCTGCTGCCTTTCGATAGTCTGTGGACTATAGTTAGAAATTATAATGCTTAGAGATATGTGACCACTGCTCTTTGAATTTGATCTTAGTAATAGTGGTTCGTGATATTCCTGTTTTTCTCGATAACTCTGAAACGTTTAGTTTGAAATCATTCTCTATTTGTTTACAAACCATATGCACATCTTTTTCTGATACTTTACAATTCGCATTGTTTATACCTGTGGCACATCTATTTCCTGAGTCCCAAGATTGCTGATTGTTCTTCGATTTTGTTACATATTCTAAATTAGAAGGGTGGTTGTTTTTCCTATCGTTATCCTTATGGTTCACCTCATGCTTCTTTGGACATTTTCCATAAAAAGCTGCCGCAACCATTCTATGATGTGATATCGCTATCCTCTTTCCTTCCACAGAAATTGCAGATATAAGATAACCTTTTTGATTTTCCGACCACCTCTTAATGCTTCCATCTCTATTTAAAACTGTACCATCTTCTAGTACTCTGTAACCTTTATATTCTTTCATTATAATTTCTCCTATAGCTGCTGATTGTCTTCTACTAACTCTCTCCTGATATCATCTCGACATGTGAAGTTTGCCTAGCTAAGATTCCCAGTCAATTAATAGGGTTTTCTACTCAATGTCACCACTGAGCACCACAATATTATTTATGGTAAAAGGTGTAAAGCTCTACATGTTTCTTAGGATCGTGGCATCTTCCTACCACCACCAATCCCTCTTTTTGAAGCATTTCCATTGTATGTATCATTGCGGTTTTGCAGATAATACTACCTGTTGATTGCAACCTGAGGTTGAATGCACTGTGTGAGGATCTGCAATTAAGCTTTCTTCCATCAAGAGCCTTTAAGTAACCTTTTTCAGATAGTTTAACAAACTTCTCAATAGCTTTACCTAGTGGTTGTAATCCGCTCATTATTCTCATCCGAATAATAGATCCACAAACAGTGCATTGCGCTTGTTTTAAAGTAAGTGATTCTTTTTTAGGATTCCATTGCTTGTGTCTCCACTTTCCACGAACATCTTTTATCCACCCCCTTTCTAATAACTTATCTTCAGAGGCAAATCTGTTAAGACAACCTTCAACATCAATTAGTGTCCCTAGTTTTTCATCTGAAGCTCCATAGAGAAGTGCATATTCAATACCTTTTGTATTTCCTCGACTAGATGAGAACTCTAGTATCTGATTCCAGACTAAAGTGTGAAAATCTCCATCAACTATCTCGTGTCTAGTATCTTCACAATCTATTTCGAATGCCATAGCTCTTGCTTCGATCGCTGCTGCATCTATACCTAGTTGTCTGCAACCTTCTGCTGCTACCCAACACTTTCTCATCTCTTTTCCCCACCTCGCAGATCCAGATGGGACATTTACAATCACACTGTGTCTACTTCGAGTAGTGGGGGTTCCCATTGTATTATTAATAGCGGTCACACGACCATCATCTCTAATATGATTTAACCAACCTTTATCTGGTCGAGAGAAGTTCTCCACATTAGTTCTACGAGATTTGGTTATAAGGTAATCTTTGATTAAAGCACCTACACCATCTCCACCTATCGAATCAAAACTATCTTCCGTAAGCTTCGGACTCCCCTTCTCTGTATATTCAGTAGGTGTCCAATCCGTATATCTAGTCAAATATTCGATAACCTGA